GGTCGGAGGCTGCGTGCTACGCCCTGGTCAGGCGTAACCACAATTCCTCCCCCCTGGATAACCACATGACATCACGGCAACGCGAAAAGAAGACTCATTTCAGAGCCTGGTTTGATTATGCTGACGGGCGATTCCGAAATTCATCGGATGATACCCCACGCGAGATCGTCTACGCTCGTTTCTTTGAGTCACGTGTGCCCGGCCCTTGTGAATGTAAACACTGGGCCAGCGAAACGTTCTCTAGTTTTGTCGGAAAGTCTCTTCATGAGCCGGCCGATGGGATTAATACACCATTTGGCTACTACTTTGAGAACTTCCCAACCTTGAACGCAGGTTCTGTGTCGACGTTTGAGCAGTTGCTGTTTACGGCATTACAGCCGCATTTGGCGAAGCTCAATTGGGGTAAACTCCCCACCTCATCTGACTTCAATCTGATCCAAATCTTTGCAGAGCTGGATGAGACTTTGTTGATGCTCGGGAAGAATCTTGACAAATCACTGAGGTCATACGGTTCCATCCAATGGGGCTGGCTTCCTCTGATCAATGACGTTGTCGCAATCGCCAAGGCTGTAGGGAACCTCCTAGAGCCCCTCGAAAACCTTTCGTATGAGGACGAAATGACCGTGCCGGTGAAAACCCAAAGGAATCCTCCTGAGGGCTTTGTCGGTTTCTGGCCGATTCTTGAAGGAGAGGCGAAATTTCGCTACACTGGAAAGGGATCGCTCCCGTACCGGCAACACCTGTTTGCACTACTCGATCGTATTGGCCTACACCCCGACTTGGGGACGGCTTGGGACCTCGTTCCTCTGTCGTTTCTACTCGATTACTTCGTCCCAATCGGGGACATGCTCGATGACCTTAAGGGCGGTGGGTGGATTAAAACCATTCCTTTCAAGGGGTGGCGAACTGTTCGCTTTCGCGGATCGTTCATCTACACTTACCATGAACCGCTTTGGCCCGAGCTAACACTCGAGTCGAAAGTGAAGTATTTCTCTCGGGACAATGGTGATTGGCTTTTGGTTAACCAACCAGAGTTCAACTTTCCCTACGCAGAGATGCCCTCCCTTCACCAGTTGATCAATTCTTTGGTCGTGCTCGTGCCTAAGGCTGATAAAGCCATTCAGCGCGCAAAACGCCGTCGACGCCGTCGGAAAAACAAAAGTCCGATTAGTGCATCTGGCAAAAAGCGCTTTTAGCGAGTACTTCCTCCAAACTACCTGTGGTGTGAGCTATGTTGGTTAATATCGTTATCTCGGATCGCACTTTCACCCCGCGAATTGCAGGGCAGTACATGCTCAGCAGCGTTGACTTCGGCGAACCTGTTGATCAGTTCGTCTTGCGCGGCGGTTCCCAGTCGAAAGACGGGATGCTCCGCGCTTCTGTCACACGCCACATCGAAAAGGACGTCGTCGTCCTTCCCGGTGATAATCCGACTCGAAAACCGATGTACGTGACCCTGTCCATCACCGTACCCTCCGTAGGGTTCACGGCAGCAGACATTGATGCCGCCACGGCCGATATTTCGACCTTCTTGACGGCTGATATGATCACGTACTTGCTCCAAGGGGGCACATAGACTGTGAACGGAGACTGAGCGTCCACCCGCGTTGGTTTCACAACCTTCGTGGAGAATGGAACTCAGTTTTGACTACGTTCATTTGTTTGAATGCGTTGCACGTGAGTGTGACGTGGACTCGTTTACCGTCCGCTACTGCCTTAAGCGCCTAAAAGGCACTGAAGGGCTTGCGTTTTGGACGAAGACCTTGCCGAAGCTCTCAAAAGCTGTGCTGACATCCCTTGAAAAAGGACGTTTCGAACGGCCAATGGGCTTCGCTTTCAAACGTCAGTCCCTCGGAATCTTTTCCAAGTTTCTGAACAAGATCTTTGATAAAGAGACCGGTCGGTGTTTGGCGGAACCATGTGCGGAAAGCATCCGGCGCTTGCGCCAGGTTTGCGAGTACACATATAAGTTGGCTCTGCCGTTCACTGATGCGCAGCTCGCGAAGGCTGAGGTTAAATTCCTTGCCAATGATCGGAGTTTGCGCGATGAAGAGATTGACGGCGACTTCGTGGAGCTTTGCCGTAAGAATTTCGAAAAATTCTATGGTGAACTCTCAACCGCCACGAAACACGAAATCTTCGCTGCCGCAAGGCCGCGAAGCGGACCTGGAACCTTTTCAGGAACCAAGGCCTATGAACGAGAGTGGGGGAGCTGGTTTGCACGTCGTGCTAAGCCAGTTACTATACGCAAAGAAGACATTCCTTGCTTGGGCTATTTCAAGCCTTATCCTTCTGCTCGCTCTGTTGTAAAACAGGACGTTCGTCGTGTTGTTGAGTCCTCGGTTGGCACTTTTAGCGTTGATGTCGCATCGCGACTTAAGAGGTTCAAGCCCTCCATCGCTACTGATCCGGATTTCTCCGAAGTCCTATTTGTGCCCAAGGATAGTCGCGGCCCGCGCACTATTGTGCGGGAACCTTTTATGCGACTTCAGGCTCAGCTCGCATTCCATGATTGGTGCAAGGGAGCCTTGGAAAAGGTTACCTCCTATCGTGTGAATTTTGAAAACCAGGATTGCAACCGCAACCTGGCTCTAACTGCTTCCATCAACCGGACCTGGGCGACACTTGACCTTGAGTCTGCTTCGGATAGAGTTGACGCGCTTATTATTGAGCGCATCGTGCGCAATGCGCCGGGTCTCCGAGCTTTTGTTCGTGATCGATCCCGCATGGCCAAGCTCCCGTCTGGAGTAACCGTACCCCTGAGGAAACTTGCTGGTATGGGTAGCGGGTTAACATTCCCGCTAATGTCGCTTTTGATCCATCTCGCCATTTGTACCGAGTTAACTTGCCGAACCCACTATAGTTACGAACAGGCCATGAAGATGGTCTACGTATACGGGGATGACATCGTTGTCCCTAATTGGGCCTATTCGCTTGCAGTCAAATCGCTTGCGAAGGTTAAACTCCGCGTTAACGAAGACAAAAGCTTTAAGCTTTCCAAATTCAGGGAGAGTTGCGGTGGCGATTACTTCGATGGTGTTGACGTCAAACCCTTACGGCTTAAGCTGCAAGGTGGCAATCCGGAAGCTGATAACACGCGCGTCGTAGTTAATACGACTCTAGGCGTCGTCGAGCTGGAACGTCACTGTCGCGAGCTTGTCAAGGCCGGTTTACAGCGCACTGCTGACTACCTCTATGAGAGGCTGGAAGGCGTGCTTGGGTTTTTACCGTACGTCACCGGGGAATCTCCTGTCCTAGGGCGTTACGTGCATAATGCACCTGACCTACCCTATCTCGAGGACGGAGTAGGGAACTACGAGAAGCTCAGAGTAGCAATCGCGGTCCCGGCGGTTAAGAGGGTCCTAGGGGTCTGTCCGTATAAGTTTCTAGCCTCGTGTCTACAACGTGGACGCGGTAAAGGTTGGGACCATGTATGGTACGATCCTCAAGAAGGCCAGAGTCTCGAGTTCGGGGATTTGGGTATCCCCCGGAAGGTGAAGATTGTTCGCAAGAACGTCTCAGCCTTCAGGCTACTCGGTTAACAAAAAGCCAGCGTCGTGAGGTTGACGTAGTACCTATGGGTTCCCTTAACAGGGTGGACGATGTGGCCCGCATCCCTCGACTCGTTTTGAAGCGAAC